CTGTGGCTTTACCGTGGACTGAATTGACGAATGCCGAAGATTGGCATAAATGCCCCGTCGGTTCGATTATTGTGATTGATGAAGCGCAAAAAATCTTTCGTCTTCGTAGTAATGGCGCGGCGGTACCGGAGCATGTTTCGAAGTTGGAAACGCATCGTCATCTCGGTGTTGATCTTGTCATCATTACGCAGCATCCGATGCTGATCGATTCGAATGTTCGCCGGCTTTGTGGGCAACATTTTCATGCGGTGCGTGCGTTTGGTACGCATAAGTCGACGATTCATGAGTTCAGTGAAGTAAGGGAGCAGGTTGGGAAAAATCGTAACGGTTCTATTCGTCACGATTTTATTTTTCCGAAGCAATCTTTTTCTTGGTACAAAAGCGCTGAGCTTCATACGCACAAGCGCAATATACCGATGCGTGTTTATTTTTTGTTCGCGCTTCCTTTTATTGTTATCGCGCTTGGTTATTTTGTTTATCTGAGAATGACGTCGCTTTCGTCGAGAGAGCAACAAAGTAAGGTCACGGCTTCGCAAACGGGCGTGCGTTCAACGAATGATGAAGAGGGTAGGGTGGGTCATAGGAATGATGTCGAATGGCTCGCTGTTCAGCGCCCGCGCATTGTTGGCTTGCCGCATACAGCGCCGCAATATGACGGTTTGGCGAAGGTTGCAACGATGCCGTTGCCGACTGCGTGCGTTTCTATGGGGGCTCGGTGTGAATGCTTTACGAGTCAGGGTACGAAGATTGCGAATGTTCAGGAAACTATTTGCCGCGATATTGTGGCTAATGGTTGGTTCAATCCGTATCGTCACGATGGTGCGGGCGATGCGTCTAAATCTGTAGACCGTGAGTCGTCACCAGTCGTAAAGCAGGGCGCAAAGGCCGGCGCGTAGCGCCGGACTAGCGCCTAGAATTTTAACAGTAACACTTACCAAAACACACACAAGAAAAAAGCCCGAATCGCGGTAACGATCCGGGCTTTCTGAAGCTCACTAACCTATAGCAGAGGCTAGCTAATGCTGATTATGTCACATCGGGAAATAAACGAGCATGTTGATAGTGGTCAAATGTATTGGGCGAAACAGACTAGATTCCCAAGCGGAGCAGTTGAAATGTCAGTTACTAAAATTCCTGAAGCGCGTCTTCGTTGGTTGAATAACGAATTGCCGCGCAAGAAATGGAAAGTTGAATTAACCGCAGAAGAAAAGCGGGAGCGTTCTTTGCGAGCTGCTGTAGCGCGTGCGCGTCAAAAAATCCGGTATACGATCAAGACGCTTGGTGCCGATCATATGGTTACGTTAACGTTTCGAGAGAATTTGGAAGATATCGAGTTAGTGAAAAAGTATTGGCAAGAGTTTGTCAGGCTTGTGCGTGTTAAATATCCGGAATGGCAATTTGTGGCGGTACCGGAGAAGCAAGATCGTGGTGCATGGCATTTGCATGTAGCGGTTAAGGGTTTTCAGGATGTGAAGTATTTACGTAAGCGTTGGTATAAAGCCCTTGGCGGTACAGGTAATGAGGTTGGTGAAGATACACCGGGACAAATAGACTTGTCAGGTCCAAAGAATAGATGGCGTCAGCAAGGAACGCACGGTCTAACATGGAACGCAAACAAGCTCGGTGCATATATGACGAAGTACATTCATAAAACGTTTGACGAAAGTGTTAAGCACGCGAAAAGGTATTGGGCGAGCCGTGGGATTAAGATCGAGCAATATCGTTACTGGCTCGCGGCGGGTAGCTTTACTGAAGCCGTTATTGAGACATACGAAAGAATCGAGTTCATGGGTAATTATGGTCTCGATGTTCGAATAAGACCAGATGACGGGATCATTTGGTTGAGCGCTGCGTATCGCGAAATCGAAGATTGTCCATTCTAGCCGGCAGATGAGAATTATTCTCACCGGCGTTATCTGAGAGTGGCCACATCTGCTTAATGACTAAAAGGCCGAAATCGGCCTTTCCGTTATTTAGAATTTGTCCCAGTCCTTCATTTGATTGAGGCCTAGATGGATGGCGGTGTCTAGAACGCTTTCGGTCGTGATTATTTCGCTGTTCGCTTTTTTATTGAGCGATTTTGCGAGTCTTTGTAGTAACTCGTAGCTCGTTGCGGTAATTCTAACTTCCATGTAAACCGCTTCGATCTTTCTTGTTCTTTCTTCGATGTCTTTTTCGATGGTTTTTTTCTCTTCGGTTTTATTTGCGCTCATGTTGTTTTCTCCTTGTTATTGACGGGCGGGTTTGTCCGTCTGCGTGATTGTTTTGCTTCACGGCATTGAGGTAAGTGTCAAGGATCGGAGACCGCGAAGCGGCAAGCGCGCACGGATTAGCGATGGCGCTAAATTTGGAAGTGATAATAACCTGAATAAAGATCGGTAAGCGCGCAGTCCTTGATGCTTACCGGCCGTGTGGCACGATTGGTCATGCAGATGGATAACCCTGTATCTGGCCATCAGCAATGCGAAGCGAGCCGTAAAAAACCCAATAGAATCAGGCCGGCCATGGGCGTCGATAAACATGGCTTTATCATGTTTACCCGTAGGGTTCGCGAGTCTTCGCGAATCCAGCCCCCTAACAATTCCAATTGGGGTAAAAAAAAGCCCGAATAATCGGGCTCTTTCTTTTGATTTAGTCGTTTTTCTACGGTTTTAGAATAAAAATTATGAAAAAATATCAATCATGGTTATGGTTACGCCGCCAGCCGTTGAATACCTTGCATTGGCTTTTGCGAATGTCTCGCCGAAAATATAACTCGGCGAAGGTTCGTGCTTTGCAGCGAGAATTGAAGCGTCGCAAAGAGTAAAGTCATAACGAGTAATTTGACATAATACAAATCAGTGGTACTCGCTATAGAGAGGAAAAGGGCGGGATTTGTCGCAAGCTTAGCGACAATTTCATTGTGTTCTGTGTTGTAAGCCGCGAGCAAACCTGCTGTTAAGACTATTACGCCTGTCGCGGCCCAGCGCTTTCCCAGCGTATCCCATAACTTTCTAGCTTTTGCTGTTTTTGCTCTTGCCAATTCAGCGGCTGCGATAACTTCGAATTCTTTAATTCCTAGATAAATTGCTAATTTCGCCGCTGTTGTGGCGTCTGGCACACGTTGTCCGCTTCTGTATCGGCTTGTTGCTGCTTGCGATATTTCCAGCGCCTTTGCTAATTCGGTGTCATTTCCTGCTTTTTGGACACCTGCATCGAAATATTGCTCGATGGTTTTCATATTCGCTGCTCCAAATAATTAATGGTTTACATCTTACCACTTGACATGTTACCGAGTGGTATGTTCCTATTTGTGCACTTACCGATTGGTATGTTCATAAATCACATGGGAGCTAACCGTGAAATACAAACAAGCCTTAACTTCGTTTGGCTTTTTCGATGGCGTGGATTATTCCCTCTACAAGTGCGGCATACGTAGGCAAGTCGGCTTCTTCAAGCGCCGTCAATTCTTCGCGCAGTCACTCAAGCGTTATAAAAACATCCTGCTTTCTGAAAAATCGGAATTTCTCGCCTATTGCAATTCCGATGCCTTCAGCCAATTGGATCGAGCTATCAGACGTGTCGAAGTTGTTAAGAGATTCAGTGAGTTCGTCTAGTTCGGTATTTATTTTGGGTTTGTCGCTCATAATTTTTACCTTTGTAAATAATTACTTATTTTAATCTAAATTAATCCAAGGGAGTCCTTGCCATGAAACATCATTTACAAGTAATCAAAGTTGAGGAAGTCTCGGGGACAAGCAAGAATGGCCCATATAAGTTCAACAAACTTCATTGCATCATATCCGGGGAAACCCAAAATGATGATCCAATTGTCGGCGTGCTTGTCCCGCCGAAGGATTTAAACAACGTTGGTAAAGGTTTCTACGAAGCTGAATTTGGGCTGTCAGTAGACCGTGAGCAAAGAGTCGTCGGCGTTCTCAAGTCATTGACGCCTGTTGCTAGAGCTGCAAGCGTAAAAACTGCGTAGTTCGATTAGGTATTTGTCATGCCAACTTGTGACTACATTACGTCTCTTTCGCCGCGTCACTTGTCATCCGCTGCTACTGACACTCGTCAGTTGCTTTCTGATTTCTTTAATTTTTTCGCGTCGTATGCGCCGGCAACGTATGACCGTATTTCTGCGGTCAGTGGCACGTTAGACAGTGGTTCGGGTTCATTCACTGATACGACCGGAACAATCGTTACCTCGATTACGTGGACATTGCAAGGCTGTGACACGGATGGCATTAACGCAATCGCAAATATGACTCCCGACCAAGGCGTCTTGGTTGGGGGCTCAATACTAGGCCTTTGGGCGTTGGCCTGGTCTATTCGTGTAATCGCCCGTTTTTTAATTTCATTTGGAGATGAATCCCATGAACAAGTTTAAATTTCGTATTTCTCGTAAGTCTCTTTTACTTGCATTGCCGTTGCTCTCTATAGGAGCGGCGCATGCGGTTGGTACGCCTGTCGATGTAACGTCTGTTACAGACACTATCACTGCGCAACTTACGCCAATTTCTGCGGTTGGCTCTGCTGTGTTGAGTTTGGTTGTCGGTGCTAAGGTCTTTAAGTGGATTCGTAGCGCAATGTAATTAATCGGCCCCTTCGGGGGCCTTTTTGCACTTATGGGGGTCGATCATGGGAATTTTCGTAATCGTCGGTCTTGTGGGGGCAGCATGGATAATTTTCGCGCCGTGATTATTCGCTTTGTTCAGTGGTTTTTATTGGTGCTGCTCTTTGGTTTTATTGTGGCGAATAACGTTTTTGCTTCCGTGACATGGAGTAACTCGCTTGGTCATTCTGGCTTTTCAACGTCGTCGGCGGCGTGTTTTGATATTCTTGGTTCGAATACGACTGGTGATGTAACCGCCACGGGCGATCCGAATACTTGGCAATGTGTTAGTTCGTCTGCGGGCAATCCGGGTTCTGGTTATTTCGTCACTTCTCACGATGATGGTGCGCCGACATGTACGAATGGGGGTTCGGTGAGTTCCGGAACTTATGATATGGGCACGTCACCTGCTGTTAAATCGAGTACATGTTCTGGCGGTTGTGAAGCAACGTATAGTGGCGGCGGCATTAGTCAGCGTGCGTTGGTCAATGGTCAATATCATTATTATTCGACGGGTAGTTATTCGCAGACTGGGCAAAGTTGCACTGGCAGTGACACTACGCCAACAGCGGCGAGTTCGCCTCCCAGTCCGACTTGTGGTAGCGGTCAAGTGTTAGGCGAATTTAACGGTAAACAAATTTGTTTGGCGTCTGGCACTGATCCGGTAAATCCAAATACCGGTTCACCGAATACGAATCCAAGTAATCCAACGACTACAACGAATCCGCCGACGAGTAATGGTGATGGAACAACTACGGAAACGACGGTTTCTACTAGTCCGAATGGAACGACGACTTCTACAACCAAAACGTGTGTTACGGCCACTGGTGTATGTACGACTACGACGGATACGACTGGTGATGATCCGCTAACCGATTTTTGTAAAGACAATCCGAAGTCAAAGATATGTACCGATGAACAGAGTGATGCGAGCGGTTCATGTTCTGGTGCGTCTGCGAATGTGGTGTGTGATGGTGATGCTATTCTCTGCGCGATTTTCCGTCAGCAAATGATTCAAGACTGTATTTTGAATGCGACGAATGATGAAAGTGCGTTATATGGAGCTGTTAAAGCTGGTACTGATAGCGGCACGACAAACAATCCTGCTGCGTCAGGTAATAGAGAGTCGCACGATATTAGTACGTCGATTAATGTTTCTCATCAGTTTACGCCGACTTGCGTTTCGGATTTAACGATTACTGTTTTGGGGCGTGATATGACGTTGCCGTTTTCGCACGTGTGTCC